GCCCGTAAGTTTGTTAAATACGGAGGTATCGCAGCGGAAACCGACTTCGATCTCAGCGCGGACGGCGAACATATTCTGCTCAAACAGATTGATGGTGCTCTCGCCGTCGGTCAGTGTTGCCTGGTCGGAAATAGCGATCTGTACGCCCTCCACAGTACCGTATACAGCCTGCGTCCAGTCGCCTGCAAAGCCCACGACTGCATCGGCAGTGGCGGTCTCGGCGATGTACGCTCCCTTGCTCTGCTTGACAGGCGCGCCCAGGATCATGGGAACCGCGCCATCCGCCACGTTGTTGATGAACAGCGGGCGCTTGTTGCCATCCACGGCAGTCAGCAGCATGGATTTCGCCTTCGGGGAAAGAACCCAGCCGTTCAGAATGCCATCATGGTCAGCAATGTCCGCGTCCGCTGCCACAAGTCCGCCGTAGGCATCGGTCAGGATGCTCTGAGCAGTGCATTTTGCCAGAGAATCGAAATTAGAGCCGGGCACGTCAGCCGCGCCGAAAACAGTGGCGTCGAACTTCTTGGCCAACACGCCCGGCAGCCGCTGCACCATGGCGTCGTAAAGCGCTTTCGCGTCACGTCGGAACTGGTTGGAGAAAGGCACGATGACTGCCAGAGTGTAAGGGGCCATCTGCTTGGTTGCCAGAGTGCCGCGCTTGACCGGTTTCTTTTCGGTCTCTCCGACCCAGCCGGCTTCAGGATCGCCGGCAATGATCGGCACGGTTACGCCAAGGCCGGGCAATGCAATCCGACGAGCCAGGCGCATAACGGCGGAGGATTCCTGTGTCTTCTGCAAAATATCGCCAGAAACAGCAGGGGGGAGTGAGATAGAAGTCGTTCGGTTGATATCAATAGATGTAGGAGCTGACATAATTTTTTTCTCCTTTACTTCATGACCTGGTTGAACCACTCAGCGAACTGCTCGCTAGCGGTCCCACTAGGCTGGTTGTTTGGGTCCCCGCCGTCCCTTACGTTCGGATAGCCGGACACAAAGGCGTTGGGGTCGGTCTTTTTGTAGTCGGCAAGGAAGTCATCAAAGCCCAGCAGCTTGCCGTCCTGCAGGGTCAGATTTTTGGCCTTCAGCTCTGCCAGAAAGGCTTTTCTGGCGCTCTCGCAGGAAAAACTGACACCGGACACGGCACTCTGGGCGGCAAAATCGCTCTGCAGTGCGGCCACCTGTGCCTGGGCTTTACTTTCTGCCTCTGCGGCCTTATTTTTCCAGTCGGGGTCGTAGCCCTCCAGTTTCTTGTTGGCCTCATCCAGCTGATTCTTTGCGGCGTCCCGCTCAGTGGTCAGGGTGGTGATGGTCTGCTTCTGGCGTTCGATATCAGCGCCATGCAAATCCATGATTTTGGTGAGCTGCTCATCGGTGATGTCGGGGAGAATCTCTTTTACTTCCTCGCGCTTCATATTCAATCCTTTCCGCCCTGTGCTTTTTACGGGGTCGCTCCCTCGGGCTGTACAGTTTTACGCCGTGCCGGGCATATTTGGATATATATTGCCTGTCCGCCCCTCATGCAGGGCAAACAGGCATGAAAAAAGCACGATGCAGATGCACCGTGCTTTGTGCTATTGAATTTGAGGAATTTCTTTCATTCGTTGTCCAGATTTACAGACGCATAACGGCACGCGCCATCGCGCCAGGCTCCGCACTCTTCCCCTGTGCATGGCAGCGGGATAAAGTCTACCCGCATCTCATAGGAGTAGCTGCTGATATTTCCGCTTTCGTCCAGCACATTTTTCTGCTTGTAGCGCTGCACTTCGCGCGCCCGGTTATATGGACACATTTTCGGCATAATGTCCTCTCCTTTCCCCAAAAATGGGCATGAAAAAACCACGGCGCCTCGCATCGTGGTTGACAAAATGAGAAAACTGTGTTATATAGTACTTGAGGCTCCCCTCCGCCCGTTCTGGTGGGGGTGGTAAAGCCTCATTTTTTGTACCTAAGTGCAGCCTTGAGCTCGTCCCGATGGATAATCAGGATGTCGGCATTGCACTGTTCCTGTCGCAATAAGCGCCTTTTCACAATATCTAGAACAGCATTAAACTCAATGTCATTATCGTTATAATTCAAAACCACACCACCGGAGTTTTCCTGAATTTGCTTTAGTGCGCTTCTCAATGCACTATCTGCCGACTTTTCTGTGGTAGTGCTTTTAAGTCCCCATCTTTTGCCTCTCCACGAGAAGTCTGGTGTTTTTTCAAATAACCCACCCGTTTCCTGCAACAGCACAATGTCGCCGCCGAGATGATCGTGCAGCCATTGTGCTGTTTTTATTTCAGCAGTATGGTGCGCTCGGTCATAGCCCTCATCGTATGTAATGGAGCCCTGCCCCGGCTTGGCCGTTTTTCTGTATTCCTCCAAAACATCCACCGGCCCGCTGCGGGCTTTTCGTGCCGCATACGCCTCCCGCTTCTGAGCGTTGATCTTGTCCTTGTTTTTGGCGTACTGCGCCCGGCGCATGGCGTTGATGTCGCCGCCATAGTCCTCATACTGCTTCAGATATTTTTCCGGGTCGTATCCAGCCACGGTTGTGCGGCTGTCGAAGCGCACCGCGTACTCGCAATTGCAGTGTGTGTGGATGTGCTCGGCATGGTCGCCTTTCAGGGCCTTTTTACTGGCCCTCTGCCAGCCGCGGCTTGCCAGCGTGATGCAGAACGGGCATGTATCCCCATACGGTACCCATGCCCACTCAGCGCCGTCGCGGATAGCGTTTTTCAGCGTGGTATCCGCCCCGGCGCGCTTCACAAGACGGCTCACGCCGCCCTGCAGCTGCGGGGGACTCTGTTTGGTAGCGTTCACCATTTTTGCGGTCTCGTTGTAATCTGCAGGTTCGGCAGGCACTGCGGGCGGCACATCTGCGCCGGATGCCTCTGCCATAGCATCGTACATCTGGCAGGCAAGTTCTGCGCTTCCCTCGCCGTATTTCTGCACCAGCGCCTGCGCATAAGCAATCAGTGCGTCCGTATCCTGCGTGCCGTGGCGGGCGATGTAATCGGCCATTTTTTGCCCGGCGGTCTCGTTAATTTTCGCCAGCCGGGTGATGTACTCAATCCACGTCTTCTCCGTTATCCGCATTGTCCACCTCGACAATCAACTGCTGGCCGCGCATCCGCTGCTCCTGCGCCTTGATGCGCCGGATGTCCGCCTGATCGAAACCAATCATTTCGAGGAACGTGTCGGTGCTGGAAAATTCCTTTCGGGCGGAAGCAATCTTGATTGCCGCGTCCGCTGTCACCGCCACGCTGGGCATGGCCGGGTTTTTGAAGTGCGGCATGATGTCCAGTTCCTCTGTGGTCAACTCATCCAGACGAACGTCCCGGACGATGGCCTGTGCCATCTGGATGATGGTTTTCAGCGCGTCGCCGTTCCCCGTGTTCAACTGCTGAGCCATGAGCACCAGCGTCTGGCTCTGGGCCAGAATGGCATCACTGCTGGTGGGGTTCGCGTCGTTGATAATTCCCACATCGGTGATGGTCAATCCAGTGGCCGCTGAGAACTGGGTGGCCGTCATGCGCATCTTGTCTACATGCGGCTGAAGGCTGCCTTGTGCCAGCTGCCCGAACACTGGATTTTCCCCAGTCTCCGGATTGCTGGTGGATGCCAGCAGACTTCCCACATACTGCTTGAATTTATCCGACATGATAACGTCGTACTGTTCATCGGTCACACCCAACAAATACTTTTGTGGAGTGGTATCGAACTCCAGCGCAATGGTGGCGTTGGCCACAATCCTGATATAATCGTCGATAAGAGCGCGTACCGCCCGCTTGAGGCGTGACCTCCCAAAGGGCTTACCAGTTGTGGCATTCCAGAGCAGAGGCTCCATCAGGGGGCGGCCCATTCTATGAGTGTGTCGCTCCGCTGTCCAAATGCTATTTCGTTCTGTTAGAACGATCACCGCGTCGTCCGTGTACAGATTGACGATGTGAGGCCGCCGTGTGCCTTCGTCTTTTTCATCCGGCACTGTGTCGATGATAGCGAGACCGCAGCTGATGCGTCCTTTTTCACCGCTCCACAGTGCTGCAGAAGTAGCAGGTGAATGAAATCGGATGCGGCATTTCAGCATAGGGTCGGATGACAGGGTGGCGAATACGCAGCCATATTTCAACTCATCCCGGCAAGCCTTGCCGTATTCAGCCAGCAGCCGGTTTCCGTTCACCAGTTGAGCCACTGTGTCCGCCGCCGTACCGCTGCCCACAAAGCCGTCGAACATGCTGCGGGATGCCAGAGCATCTACAGCCTTCTGACCCCAGTTGCAGCCCACTTCCAGATTCCGCAGTCCCCGCGGCAGTGCGATGCCGAGGTTCACATCGTTCAGCGTCACATGGCCCTCGTAATACTTGTCCTTTATTGCGTTGCGGCCCTGGTGGTATTGGTACACATCAGCCAAATCGCACAACTGGCGCAGTTCCTCGACGGTCAGGCCCCGCACGGTTCCAAAGTTCAATGTAATCATCGTTTCACCCCTTATCCGATGCGCATTTTCCGCGTCGGGTCTCGTTTGCTTGTTTTCGCTCCCCACAGTGCAAGGGCGCACGCTTCAATCGGCAGGCTGTTCTCCCCGCCGAACCCAAAACCTCCCGCGATAGGGCGTTTGGCAGCGGTCACGGCGCTGTCTCGCAAAACTTCCTGTGGTCTATACCATGTCAGCTCGCCCTCGTTGACGCTGTTGACCAGAAGCCCCGCAGCAGCCACGACATCTTTAGCGGCGGGCCGGATTACAGCTCCCTTCATGCGCCAGGTATCGCTGATCCTGTCTACCAGCACGTCAGCACCGCCTCTCCCATCAATCACAACGCAGCTCGCCTTGGAGTACCGCTCATTCAGCCAGTCGGCAAGCCACGTAAGGCCGCGCCCCCCGGGCTGCAGCTCAATAAGCGAGATGCGGGCCGGATCATCTTTCGGAATCACCGCGCCGCACAGGCAGACTGCGCTGCCATCAGCAGCAAACTTAACGCCGTAGGCGGTTTTGCCCTCCGGCTTCGTGTCATCGCTGGCACATTTATTCCAGGCATCCTTGTCGATGGCGTGATCTACCTGTTCCGTGCGCACCGGGCTCCACCAGCCGAGGCGTTCCCGTGCAAAGGTGTCCGGGTCAAGCTGTTCAGCCTCACCCTCAATTGTGGAGAGCTGGATGCGCCGCCCCAGCGCCGGGTTTGATTCCGCCCATCGTTTTTTGTCCTTCACGTTCCCGATCTCCTTCACGGAAAACTCAAACCAGGCAGTGCGCCGGGATTCTCCGGCAAGGGCGCGACGACGCAATTCCCGAAAAACGGTGCCTGTCACGTCCGGTCCGGGCGGTGTCCCGACGTAGATTGTCTGTGGGTTCAAACTTGCGGAAATGGCAGGCAGAAAAGATCCTTGCGCTGTTTCGTCCAGCTCCTGGGCCTCATCGAAAATCAGCAGGTCACCATGCTGGCCGCGTCCGCCATTCCGGGTGCGAGCCAGAAACTTGATGCGTGCGCCACTCTTCAAAATAATTTGTTCGCGGCCGAGCGCAGTTTTAATTTCAGCCACATGTCGGCGCAGTTTGGCTCCCTCAAAGAAATCGCGCATCTCCTCAAACGTCTCTGTTGCCGTTTTTTGGAGGTGCGCGGTGTAAATAACAGATTCGTTGAACAAGAGCATCCCCGCTATGGACCGTCCCTGTACCAGTAAGCTCTTTCCGTTCTGGCGGGGGACGCTGCCGCCGCAGGAAGGCGCCGCCCAGCGCCCAGCAGCATCTCGGCCCATCCAATCCGCCAAAACGTCACACTGCCATGGGTCCAGTATGGTGCCGCCTACTTTTAACAATTGGGCCGCATCCTGTCCGTCGGAACTACGGTACTCCGGCGCGATTCTTTCGGACGGCTCCTGGCTTCCCAGCAGCTTGTCTGATTGAGAGGATCTCGCCGATTTCGTCGCCATTGCTTTCTGCTCCTTCTATCTCCTCAATTTCCCGAACAGTCTCGCGGTACTGCTTGGCCAGTGCAGGCAATTCCCTTGCATTTTCACAGCTATCTATGCTGGTTGCCAGCACACCCGCAAGCGTTTTGAGCTGTTTCAGCCGGTCACCCCGGGCGGTTACACTTTTCATCTTCACGATTTAAACCACCCTTTCAAAAATTCCCTGTGTGTAAATC